AGCGCATGGCGAAGATAAACGGGAGGGCGTGAGATGCAATTTCGGTCGGTCAATGCCGCTATCCGCTGGGCCGTAGAAAACTGCGCCAGAGAAATAGTAACAACCAGCAGATATGGCGAAGTTACTGGTGGACATGGCCTAACCATGCAAGAGCTTAAAATGCAGGCGGGTAACATCATATCTGCCATCTGGCAATTGCCGAATGCAGAGCGCGCAATGATTGTAATCGTTTACGGGTGCATGGATCGCTTAACAGAGCAGGCAATGATGCTGGCCGATGAGATTGGATATTGCGGCGACAAGCTAATGGCTGATTGTGTGCTCTGCTACAAGACGCAAACAGAAGATAAGGCAACGCATGCGCCTAGCGTGCGGGATTTGGCGAAAAAATATGCAATGCCAGCGTCAACGGTGCAATACAGGATCGACAAAGTTAAGCACAAGTTAGACCCGATTTTTTTTAGGGCAATGGCGCTGCTAGAGTGTGCGCTGGGTGATTTGATAGAGAGGGCGGCATGACTAGTGAGCAATGCGGAAATTGCAAATTTTATTTAACGGAAGAGCAAACAACACGAGGTTTGTTTGATGACGCTCCATTGCACCCGGATGATTTTGAATCTGAATGCAGGAGGTATCCGCCAGTAAAAATTTACGAAATTAAAGAAAAGGCAGATGTAATTAGAGATTGCTTCTCGCATCCCACAGTTAACGTAAATGGATGGTGCGGCGAGTGGGTGGCAACTCCAAAAACAAAGCCATATATTTGACTTGACTGTATCGTTGAACAGCATATAATTATTTTCAGTAGTGTCAAAACTGACGCTGTAAAACCCCGTGAGCTTAATTGCTGCGGGGTTTTTGCATTTGGAGGGCCGCCATTGTGTCGATATGCCGTGGCTGTCATCATTACGCTTTTGAGGTTGTCGTGCAAATGTACGGCAATCACCCTGTCCGCGTTGTCGATTCCTGTGCTCTTGGCCTTGCTGCTGCTGGTTTTCGCCAGTCGTGCAGCGTTAAGCCTATCCGAGACAATGGGCAACGCAGACGACGAACAGATATAACCGACGGACAATCCGTACAGGAACCCGATCATGGCTCTAACCGACAAACAGGCGAAGTTCGTTGACGAATACCTGATAGACCTTAACGCAACTCAGGCCGCTATCAGGGCAGGGTACAGCGCAAACAGAGCCTCTGAGATCGGATATCAGCAGCTACGGAAAACTACAGTGCAGGAAGCCATCGCAGAAGCAATGGAGAAGCGCAGCAAGCGAGTACAGCGCACTGCTGACGATGTTATGCGCGATCTGGCCGCCATCCGCGCTGATGCAATGCAGATTGTCCACGATAAAGACGGTAACGCCGTGATGCTCGACAAGCCAAGCGCTATCAAGACGCTTGAGCTTGAAGGCAAGCACCTGGCTATGTGGACAGACAAGCAGCAGCTATCCGGTGATGTAGGGCTGACCGTCAAAGTAACGCGGTTCTCGGATGCCTGAAGTTACGCTACCAAACAACTGGCGTCCGCGTAACTACCAGATGGATGCCTGGGCTGCGCTAGAGCGTGGCATCAAGCGTGCGCTGCTGGTGTGGCATCGCCGCGCAGGTAAAGACGATGTGTGCCTACATTGGGCCGCAACGCAGGCAATCCAGCGAGCAGGCAACTACTGGCACATGCTGCCTCAGTATGAGCAGGCGCGAAAGTCGGTTTGGCAGGCTGTCAATCCGCACACTGGCAAGCGTCGAATAGACGAGGCGTTCCCGGCAGCCATTCGCAAGCGAACCCGTGAAGATCAGATGATGATCGAGTTCGTGAACGGATCAACGTGGCAGCTTGTCGGCTCTGACAATTACAACTCACTGGTCGGCTCTCCACCTGTTGGCGTTACAGCTTCTGAATGGGCGCTGGCTGATCCTTCAGCATGGGGCTACTTGTCTCCGATTCTGCGCGAGAACGGCGGATGGGCTGTGTTCATCAGCACGCCGCGGGGCAGAAACCACTTGTGCAAGATGTTCGAAGGATTCCGTGATGATGCGGAATGGTTCGTTGAGCGTAAGGGAATCTATGAAACCAAGGCGCTGACCCCGGAACAAATCGATGCTTCGCTGCGTGAGTACGTTTCCACCTACGGCGAAGATCACGGCAGATCGATGTTCGCACAAGAATACGAATGCAGCTTTGATGCCGCAATCGTCGGCGCTTACTACGCCAGAGAGCTGGAGCGAGCAGATCGCGACGGTCGCATCGTTGATGTGCCGATTGATCCAGCTATGCCGGTCAACACTGTCTGGGATTTGGGCATAAACGACTCTACGTCGATAATCTTCTGGCAGGCGCTGCGTGGTGGCGTGATTCGCATTGTCGATTACTACGAGGCCGCTGGTTACGGGCTGGATCATTACGCCAACATTCTGCGTCAGCGTGGGTACAACTACGGCAAGCACTACGGGCCGCATGATCTGGAAGTCCGTGAGCTGGGAACCGGCAAGAGCCGCATAGAGATAGCCGCCAGTCTCGGCATCCCGTTTTCGATGGTGCCTAATATGCGAGTCGAGGACGGGATCAACGCCGCCAGGATGATATTGCCGCGATGCTGGTTCGACCAGAAAAAAACGGCACGGCTGCGCGAGTGCCTGAGCCAATACCGAGAGAAGCACGACGAGAAGCGCGGAATATCGCTTGGGCCTCTGCACGACTGGACAAGTCACGCGGCTGACGCCTTCCGCTACTTGTCACTGGTTGCTAATGAGCCAATGGCTCCGCAGCTACAGAAAATTAACTACACAACGAGATACGTGGCCTGATATGGCAAAGATGGACGAACTTGAATTACTCGGCATCCTCAACACAGAGGAACAGGACGCCCGCGACTACGTGCATGGCGAACTGGCCGAGAAACGTGCGTCCGCGTACCGCGAATATCTGCGCCTGCCGTATGGCAACGAGCAGGATGGCCGCAGTTCTGTCGTGTCGTCTGACGTGCTGGACACCATTGAGGGAATGCTGCCTGATCTGCTAGACGTGTTCGTGTCGTCTGACAAGGCCGTGCAGTTTGATCCGGTAAGCAAAGAGGACGAAGAGGCCGCAGCGCAGGCAACGGACGCCTGTAATTACGTTTTCTACAAGCAGAATAACGGCTTCATGGCGCTGTATTCCGCCGCAAAAGACGGCTTGCTGATGAAAACAGGTGGCCTGAAATGGTGGTGGGAGGAAAAGCGCACTCCGTCGTTTCAGACTTACCGCGGTGTGGACGAAATGCAGTTGGCCATGTGGCTGGCAGCAAATCCAAATGCCGAAGTAGTCGAGAAAGACCAGCGCGAAGAGCCGCTTAAAGACGAGATGGGCAATGTCGTGTCTGTGCGCACCGTCTATGACGTGAAGGTCAAGACGGTAGAGACAAAAGGCAAAATAAAAGTCAGCCCGGTTCCGCCTGATGAGCTGCTGATCAGCCGCCGCCATAACTCGATTCTGCTTGATGATTGCCCATATGTAGCGCACGTCACCCGCCGCACGCTCTCTGATGTGCGAGAAATGGGCTATGACGTTGACGCAGAAGATATGCGATCTGCCGAGTCTGAGAACGAAGCAATGGATCGCGCATTGCGCCGCCCTGCTGCTGATACAGCGGACGAGTTGCGCACTGACGGCCCGATGGCTGAGGGTTGGCTGAAAGAAGAATATGTCCTGGTTGATTTCGATGGCGACGGAATCGCAGAGCGACGGCAGATCATCCGACTTGGTGACAAAATACTGAGCAACCAGGAAATGTCGCATGTGCCTATTGCAGCGTGGACGCCGTACATTCTGACGCACCGGTTTGACGGACTTAGCGTGGCGGAAATCGTCAGCGACATTCAGCGGATCAATACAGAAATCGTCCGCCAATCGCTCGATAATCTGTACTTCGCCAACAATCAGCGGCTGCGTGTGCTGACTGACGCGCAAGGCAACCCGCAGGCCAATATTGATGACCTGCTGAATAGCCGCCCAGGCGGTATCGTGCGCGAGTTTGTGCAAGGTGCCGTCAACCCGCTGGAACAGCCGTGGATTGGTGCGCAAACGCTGCCAATGCTCGAATACCTGTCAACGGTGAAGGAAAACCGCACCGGCTACACGCGCTATTCGCAGGGCATGGACTCAAACAGCCTGAACAAAACGGC